CTTCTCGACGTATGTTGCAGAAGTAAGTTGTTTGTATGACGGGGTCCATCGTCCATGGTTTCAGGTTCTTGCTTTCTTTGCGAATTCTCACCTTTTCCCGCTCATTGACGAAGTAGACAAAGTTATCGACCCGTGACTTCATTTTTAATGTCCTCCCAGATCCACTCATAGGCTTCTTGATGGGGCACGTCGCGTACCCGGTAGCCCAACTTAATCGCGCGCTTACGGTTGAGCTGGACGCTATTAAAGTCTTTGACTACGTTCCGGGGATCGAAAGGTTTGTCGTTGCCGGCCTCCACACGGCGGGCAACCACCCGTCGTATGCACTCTTCTAGGGGCGTGTCAATATAGGCGAGAATGCAGTTTTCCAGACCCATTTCTTCCTGAGCCTTGCCCACCGTACCGAGCATATGGCTGATCATAAGCCCTTCGTAGATGGTGATACTATGGGGGATACTCATGCACTGTTTTAGAAGTTCGGCTACACGGGCGACGTTATCAATGGTATCACAGCCCCCGCAGACGGTTTCGTAGCTGCCTAGGAAGAAAGTTTCCCGGCCAAGCAAGATGCCCCGATAAATTTCTGGTTTGAATTTGGGGCTAATCTGAATAGAAGTGGCAGTGGCGGCTTGAATGAGCCTTCGAACAACCGTGGTCTTGCCTGATCCATTGGTCCCGCGTACTTGGTAGCTGAAGGATTTCATACAGACTCCAAAATCCCCCCGGTGGAAGTTCACTCCACCGGGGGGTTAAAGGTTGGACTTTAGGCTTCGGCAGTAGCGGCCTTCACCGGGGCAACATAGGCGATGGGGTACACGACCCCGTTAGCGCCGACAATGGTGATTGCCTTACCGCGCGACAGGACGCGCAGGTCGTGGCGAGTGCCACCCTTTGCGAAGAAGGCTTCTACCGTCATACCATCCTCAACGAGGTTGATATTCTTGTAGTCGCGGCCCTTGCGCGGGGTCTCCTCGACCACCAGCTTGATGATGGCCTCCGGCTTGATGCCGTAGTCCAGGTTACGCGGACGGGGTGCGCCCGTACCCTTTGACTCCTTCGGCTCCTTGGGGGTCTTGGGTGCCTTCGGCTCCTTGGCGGTCTTTGCAGCCTTCGGCTCTTTGGCAGTGGTAGGCGGAGTAAATGTGGCCATGACGTCTTTTCCTCGTGTTATGTTGGATTATACGACCCCTGTTTTTCAGGGTAGTTAAGTGTACCTGTCTTGGATGGCAAATGCAAGAGTCTTTTAGCTATTTTCTGTACGAAGCTAAGGCGTCGAGAACAGCCTGTTGGTCACGATCCTTTTCTTCCAGCACCTTGACCACTTTCTCATCTCGGGTATCCTTAGCGACAATGTGATAGACCATTACAGTGTCTTCTTTTTGCCCCTGCCGCCAGACTCGCCCGATAGTTTGGTCGTAGTATAGCAGGTTCCAGGTTATCCCAAACCAGATGACGTGGTGACAAGCCCCTTGAAGATTCAAGCTGATTCCCGTAGTCTGTGGGTGCCCAAGCAAAATAGGAATCTTACCCGCGTTGAAGTCAGCCACGAGCTTGCGTAGGGGCTCCCCTTCCATACCCGCAGTTAGAGTCGTGGCTTCGGGAAAGGCTTTCTGTAGCCGCTCCTGATCGTGCGCAAACTCGTAGAGTACGAGAAGGGGGGTTCCCTTAAGCGCGTCCACAAGGCTCGTAAGGGCTTCTATCTTAGCGTCGTGAATAAGCTCCCAGCTACCGTCTTCTAGATAGACCGCGCCGTTAGCGATCTGCCGACACTTCGTTCCCGCTGCCGCCGCATTGTTCGCCACCAGCGTTCCCGCCTGTAGGACGGTAATGAATTCATCCTCCACCTCGTTGTAGATTTTTCGGGCTGCGGGGGGCAGAACTACAGGAACTTCCACGGGAATGAGCTCCGGCATCTTAAGGTGGTCCTCAGCATTGAGCTGGTAGACCAGTGGGGCAATGCGATCCATCGCCACGTCGAACATTCCAGGCCGAACGTACCATGTGAAGGGCTTGTATTCATCGGCGTACAGAAACTCTTTACGAAAGTGCGTGATGAATCGCCCAAGCGCCCGACCGAGGTCTAGGATGTATACCTGCGAAAATAGGTCTTCAAACGCTTTTGGGCGAGGAGATCCGGTTAAAATCCACCTTCTATGAAAGTCGGGAAGGTGGGCCTTCAGCAGCTTGAATCGCCGGGTGCTGTAGTTCTTAAAATCGGTACTTTCGTCTATACACAGAATATCGAACTTATGCTTTTTCCACCGCCCATACGCCGGATCGTAGAACCACTTAAGCCCATCTGGGTTGATAAGGTAGATATCTGACTGCTTGTGAAGGGCTGAGTTCTTATCTTCCCCATGTAGAACTGTGTAGGTTAGATCGCTAAAATTAGACCACTTGGCAATCTCGTCAGGCCATGTAACTTGAACGGCCCGCTTGGGTGCGATAACCAGCATCTTACTAGCTAACCCCCTACTCTTCAAAATTTTGAAGGCTGCGAGAGCCACGCTGGTCTTACCTAGCCCAGGATCAAGCAGTAGCCCCAGACTCCCCTGCGTGATCGCTAGACGAATCGCTTTCTCTTGATAGGGCTTCGGCGACCACAGCTCCTTTGTCAACCCAGTCATCTAGTATCTCCTTAGCCTCTTCAAAGTTATCTACAGGCCCGTAGACAATACACTTTCGCTGCTGAAGCTGCCAGCGGCGAAAGGCTTGCAACTTTTCAAGCTCTAGCCCTTGCCGCTTGAACTCCACGTACACGTGGACCCCGTGCTGGTTGATGAACACCCTGTCCATCCAACCCCGCTGACCCGCAGGGGTAAGTTTCATCTGCATGTACCCAAGAGAGATGGCATACTCCACAGCTTTCGTTTCTATACGGCCCTCTAGAACTCGCATGGACCCCCCGCATCCTTACTGAATGAGCAGTTTCGGCACCGGAAGCTCGGCGTGGGGATGTAGTCTTCGTCGCGCAACACCCGGCGAAACTTGCTGTCCCACTTATCCACTTTAGCTTCTTGGTAGTAGAAGGGGTGGATGTACGTTGACGAATTTTGCTTTAAATCCAGGTAGATGCCTGTGACGTTTACCTCCCGCGCTTCGGGCACAAGACACTTAGTCTTGACCGCGTAGAGCTCCCGCTGGTCAAAATGGTCAGGATACACCTTGCCCGTCTTAAGCTCGAATACCTGAACAACGCCATCATCGTTGATAGGCATCCTAATATCAAGCACGGAACGAACATAGGTGTCCCCGTCCCAGTCCATAACCTTCCAATCCCGGTCAATGGCAATCTTATCTTCGGGCACTGCCCCGGCGTCCTTAAGCTGCTGGAAGAACTCGCCGTAGTACTCCCGAATTTCAGCGTGGATCTCTGGGATCTCCCCTCTTAGGAAGGCCTCCACCGAATTATGGATCTCAGTGCCCCGGCTCATAGCCGTAGACTTAACCCTACCTTCCTCTAGTTTGTCGATGTACTGGTACTTGAAAGCTCTAGGGCACTTCTCGTACTTAGAAACCTTGCTGTAGGATAGTGATATATTCATTTACACTCCGCCCAATTATTTCCGATGAACCCTTCGCTTTTCATAGGCACGTCAAACAAGTCTTGATCCATGGCAGTTTCGAGTACGGCCATCTCCCTCTCGATTTCCTCTATAGGAGCTGATATATTTATCTCGTCATGCACCGTCGCTAGAAACACAGTATCCGGCCCCTTGCAGTCGTACCAGTCATTTATGCACTGTTTCGTTTGGTCGGCTGCCGAACCTTGAATAAGGTAGTTCATCAATTTATAGTGGAAGTCACGGTACTGCCCATTGATAACCTTAGAAGGCTCGCTGATATAGTGCCGTCCACCCCAAGTGGTGATTCCAACCCCATTCCGCCCCGCCGAGGAAGTTCCTTTACTGAGCTCCTTGACCCCCGGAAAAGTCTGGAGGTAGGCTTCCTTAATCTGGTAGCCTTCATTTTCGGGGATCCCCAGTGTCTGGGCAATCTTCCTGCCCCCGCCCCCATAGACCGTGGTGAACGCTGTGATCTTTACGTTCTTACGGGGGTAGAGCACCCCCGTGATCTCGTGCATCATCTCCTGAGCGTATGAATGGGGGTCTAGGCTTGGATTCGCCTTGTACGCTTCCAGCAGGGTGCCGTCTTCGAAGTGGGCCAGAATACGAATCTCTTGGCTACTGAAGTCCCGCTTGGCCCACTTGTGACCCTCTTCGGGCAGCAGATAGCTTCTAAGGATCGGCAGGGCGGGAAGCCCCTCAATGGGCTGGATGCTGCTAAAGTCATTGGGCGGGTTCTGAAGATTGGGGTCGTGGCTGGACAACCGCCCGGTGCGAGTGCCTCGCTTCTGGCCCGTTTCAAAGCCGCGCACCTGATTCCAACCCGTATGCAACCTGCCGTCTTTGCCCGCCATCTCTAACCACGGCTGCATGAAAGTACCGACACAGGTGTCTAAGCTGCCCCGATAGTTTAGTAGGTTCAGCAAATCCTTGTCCTTGCAGACTTGCAGCAGGTTCTTCTTAGACGTACTGTCCTTGCCGGTGGCGGTCTTAACAAACTCGGTGACCAACCCTGACGTGCGAAGGGCGTCGGCAAGCTGTGTGGGACTGCCGGGGTTGATATCTGGACGGCCTGTAATGCCTCGTATGATGTCATCGACCTTAGCCAGTGCCCCGGTATAGGTGGCCATGTCTGCCTGCAGCCTAGCGCAATCCAGGCGTATCCCACGGCGGCTTGACTCGGCTAGTATGGGCGCAAGCCGCCTCTCCCGGTCGTAAGCAGCTCTTGGCTGGTGAGGCCACAAGTGGTGAAACAGCTTAAACGTACGATCCACGTCTCCTAGAGCATAGGGGCCGACTATCTCCACCGGAGCCTTGCAGA